TAGGCCTCTTTCAAGACAGTATATGTGTCTTCCACTTTTAGGAGAATTAGTTGTATGTGTAAAAGCTTCTAGTTTGGGAGCTCAAACAAATCCAATAAATTCTACATTTTACTGGCTTGATACAATAGCTCTTTATGGTGAAAAAAACGAGAACTCGTTACCAAATGCTAGTTTTCATTCTAACAAAGGTATAAATGACACGCTAGGTGATACGTTTGAAGAAGTTGTCACACCACAAGTACATCCTTTTGAAGGTGACACAATTTTACAAGGTAGATTTGACAACGGTATAAGACTTGGTTCATCTCAGCTTGGACTAAAAACAAAAGATACTTGGTCAATAGGTGGAGGTGCAAGCGGCGACCCTATTATGATTCTTACAAATCAATACGCAGATGCAGAATCTAAGATTGAGGATATAAATAAAGACAAGTCTACTGTAATGCTAACAAGTACTCAGAAGATAGACATAAAGCTGGCTAATAAAGAAGCACCTGAAACAGTTGCAGTACCTACAGGTCCTGTATTACCTCACAAACCTCTTAATACATATATGGACAAACCTCAAGTTATAATAAGCTCTGACAGACTTATATTTAACGCAAAAAATGACAGTGTGTTTATATCTGCTAAAAACAATATAAGTTTATCGACAAAAGCTTGGAAGTTGGACGTAACAGCTCTAGCTGATATATTGTTAGAGACATTAAATCAATTAACAATGGAGGTACATCCTACACCAGCTGGCCCTTCCGGACCTCCAATAAATGCTGTAGTATATGGGATGTTAAAAGCTCAGCTAATGCAGATGCAGCAGTAGTATGCCATTTTTAGTTCAGCCATTTGTAATGAAACTCCAGGAAAAACTAGACGCTAGTTCTTCTACATGGTCCGAAGGCGCTGAGGGCGATACCATGAAGCCAATACCTATTTCGGGTCAACTTCAATCGCCACCACCACCAGGCCCTCCTATAGAATGGGCTACATGTTGGGCCGATGCAACAGAAGCCGGCTGTGCTGGGTTGATACCACCTAACACTATGCTTGCACTTGGCAATGTGACTCAGAAAGGTGTGTTGTTAGGCGCTAAGTCTGGAGAACCAAAGTACAATAGCTTGAAAAATAGTTTTGTAGCACAGGCTGCTGCAATACTTCCAGGATTCTTACCAACAGGCGTTGCAACACCACCACCAGGTCCTCCTCCCTTTGAAAGTATAGAATCTTATGGAAACAACCAAGAAACTAACTTGCCCTGGATGAATGCATGCGGCGTAATGCTAAATGATTGGTATACAAAAGCAATAATAATATATAATGCAGGTCCAACGCCTATGACTTGGCTCTAATATTGCTTAAAAATAATTATTCTTATATTTATATAATATAAAGCACAGGAGAGTAAAATGACAAAAAAAGATTTGGTAAAGATTATCAGAGAGGTTGTAAAACGCGAAGTTAAATCTGTAGTTAAAAATGAGATCAACGAAGTTTTAACTTTGATGGAACAAGGCAGTAATGTTAGCAACAAGCCTAAAAAAGAACAAAAGAAATATACTTCAAATACATCACTAAATAGTATATTAAACGAAACTGCAAATGGTGGTGAATTTGACGAGTGGCCTGAAGTATCAGCTAACTCACTAAGAGCTAGATTTGCTGGCATGCAAGGTGGAGCTGCACCAATGACAGATATCAACAATAGACCTGTTGATACTAGTAAGTTAGACCCAGCATTAAATAAAGCGTTAACTAGAGATTATTCAGAGTTAGTAAAAAGATTTAAGTAATGAGACCAAGAAAAGAATTTAGATATAACCCAATAGATTTTGAAAAAGATGTGGCTATAGGTTTAACGCTACCTCTTACAAATGATAAGGGTGGCTATACTAAATTTGATGTACAATATACAGAGGCAGGAGTAGCTATAACTGGTTCTTCAGATTTGAATCTATCGAATATAGATGATTATCACGGCTCTACAAAATCTGACTCACAAGGAGACTTTCAGCTTTCGTATACTACAATAGAACAAACGAGAACTAACTTAAAAAATCTAGTATTAACAAATAGAGGTGAAAGAGTAATGCATCCTGAATTTGGTTGTGATATATGGGCATCTTTATTTGAAAACATAACACCTAGCTTATTATCATCTATTAAAGATAGAATTATAAAGCAAGTTGGTATATGGTTATCTTATGTTAATATATTAAGCGTAGACATTGAAAGAGCTAGTCACAACGAAAATAGAGTGAATATAGCTATTACATTTGCACTATTCAATGATAGCATGAACAAAGAAACTATTACAATAAATAATGTGGGAACCTTATAATGAATGAGTGCAACTTAGATAAAAAAACGACAAGGGATATAAAATATCTAAATAAAGATTTTGGTAATTTTAGAAATGACTTAGTAAACTACGCAAAAAATTACTTCCCAGATATATATAATGATTTTAATGAATCATCACCAGGTATGATGTTTATAGAAATGTCAGCTTATGTAGGCGATGTATTATCATATTACGTAGACAACCAATTAAAAGAAAGTTTATTGGTACATGCAGAAGAAAGAACAAATATAATTGATATTGCAAGAGCTCTTGGATATACAACAAAGCCAGTTGTCCCTGCAATAGTTGAGATGTCAATATATCAAGTAGTACCCGTTGATTCTACAACAATGCAGCCAGACTTTAGATATGCTATGGAAATATTATCTGGACTAGAATGTAAGACTACAACAAACGAAATATTTATGACTCAAGAACAAGTTAACTTTGCCGTTGACACACCGCAGAGCCCTAGGGAAACAACTGTATATAAAGTCGACGTTACTGGAGATCCAGAATATTTCTTACTTAAAAAGAATGTGCCGGCAATTGCTGGTGAATTAAAAACTGAAGAGTTTGTATTTACTGATCCTAAGAAATTTGATAAAATAAAATTAAACGCTACTGATGTAATTGGTATAGTTGATGTCAAAGACGAGGCAGGCAATAAATGGTATGAAGTTCCTTATTTAGCTCAAGACAATATATTTGAAGATGTAGTAAACAATTGGGGCGCTGACCCTTCAATGTCTCAATATAATTATGACGCACCGTATATACTTAAATTAAGAAGAACTGCTCGTAGATTTACAACTCACGTAAGAGCAGATAATTATACAGAGATGTGGTTTGGCGCAGGGATATCTTCTCAGCCAGATGAAGTTATCGTACCTAACCCAGAAAATATAGGTATGCAGCTTCCTTATGGAAACACATCTACAAATTATTTGAATGGAACAACTTATGTTGATATAGCTTTTGATCCAACCAACACAATGTTTACACGAGCTTATGGACAAGCGCCGGCTGACAATACACTATATGTAAAATACTTAAAAGGTGGAGGTTTAGATTCTAATGTTGGAGCAAGACAGATAACTAAGTGGTCGGCAGGATTAAATGACACAGCATATTACTTAGACACAGACGGACTTGACGCAGGTAAGGTAGTTGTAGTACAGAACTCAATAGCTGTTATAAATTTAGAGCCAGCCGTAGGAGGTAGATCTGAAGAATCAACAGATGAAATACGACAAAATACTTTAGCGCACTACTCATCTCAAAACAGAGCAGTAACAAGAGAAGATTATATAGCAAGAGTTTATGCAATGCCGGCAAAATATGGTTCGGTAACAAAAGCCTATTTAGATAAAGACGAACAGTACTGGATGCAGACTGTTGGTACTCATGAAATAAAAAATCCGCTGGCAATAAACCTATATGCGTTAGCATATGATAAAAACAAAAACTGCGTACCGTTAACTGAACTTGCAAAAGCAAACTTACAAACATTTTTATCTCAATATAGAATGTTAACAGACGCAATCAATATAAAAACAGCACATGTAATAAACATAGGAGTTGATTTTACAATTTTACCTAGACCTAGCTATCCAAATAAGGAAGTGTTATTTAGATGTATTAACAAGTTGAAATGTATTTTTGACTCTGACAATTGGTCTATAAACGAACCTATAATACTACCTAAGATAGCTACAGAGTTAGATAAAATAGAAGGCGTACAGACTGTAAAGAATTTAAGAATATATAATAAATTTGATTCAGACGCAGGATATAGCGGAAACATATATGATATAAAAGGAGCAACTAGAGACGCAGTTGTTTATCCAGCAATGGACCCATCTATATTCGAAGTAAAATATCCTGACACTGATATTAAAGGTAGAATAGTGGGATATTAAAATGATATATAGTATAACAGCATCCAGGGACGCAACAATATACGAAGGCACAGGAGCAGCAACAGATTTAGACACTAAATATATGAATACTGGTGGTAGTGAAATATTAGAAATAAACAAAATAATTTCATCATCACAAACCGTGCATACATATAATTCTAGAATGCTGTTGTATTTTAACATAGATTGGCCGGGGTTAGTTGGTTTGGGAATGCCAACAGCTTCAGTTTCCAGATCCGCGTACTTAAATTTATATTCTACAGAAGCAAACAACATAGCTAGAAGTCATAGCTTATCAATACATCCAGTTTCGAAAAATTGGGATGTAGGAACAGGCAGGGCTACAAACAAACCAAAAACTAAAGATGGCGTAAGCTGGACAAACTATAAAGGCGAGGACATTACTGGACACCCTTGGATAACGGCGTCAGTTGGCTTTACAACTGGGGAAACTGGATCTAATGGAACGACAAATAATGGAGGCGGCCAGTGGTGGACATCATCAGTACACACACATTCATATAACTACAATATAGATCCTAATACTAGTATGGACATGAGAACAGACGTTAAAAACATACTATCAGACTGGAGCTCATCAGTTGTAGACAACAACGGCTTTATTATAAAGCTATCTGGCTCTTTTGACTCTACCACATCTTTAGAAACTGACAAATATAAATACGGAAACGTAAAATACTTTTCTAGAAACACTCACACAATATATCCTCCACGATTGGAAATATGTTGGGATGATAAATCCTGGACTACAGGTTCTATGGCTACAGCATTAGACATGTCAGATCCTGGAGCAGTATTTGTTTACTTAAAAAACAATAGAGGTAGTTATAAGCGTGGAGGTAAAATTAAATTCCGTACTTTAATACGAGAAAAATATCCAGTTAAGACTTATGGAAATACATCTGCTGAACTCACTATTCAACGTATGGGGGTAGAAAGATGGTGCTATTCTATTATAGATTGCAAGACAGGCGAAACAATAATACCTTATGACGATACATATACAAATATGTCATGCGATACATCTGGTAATTACTTTGAAATATTTTCAGATAGTTTATTTGAAGAAAGAGATTATAAAATACAATTAAGATATAGACCAACAGCAACATCAGTAGACTATACATATTACGATATTAAAGATACATTTAAGGTAGTGAGATAATAAATGGCTTACGGAAAAAGCAATAAGACATCTAGACTTTCTCCAGGTAGAAGTAGAAAGTTAGTTAGAACTAAATATGACAAGCACAAAATCAGCAAAGAATTTGATGTACGTACATCTGCAGTAGCTGATGGCCATGAACTTGTACAAGAAATTGTAGAGCCATCACTACAAGATTTATATCAAAATATAGAAATTCAATTTGGTGACGAAAGCGAATGGAAGACTAGTACAAAAGGAGGATTCGCACTAGACACAGCTGCGCCAAATGATGAGATGATGACACAAGCAGATACGCTTATATCGCACGAGGCTTATATGCACGATTGGAACGAATTCGTTATAGCTTCGGGAAGAGTTTGCTTAAACGCTACAGCCGCACACAAAGTTATAGACACAGAAATAACAGAGCTAGAATCTACTATACCTACAACACCTAAAACTCCACCTACCATTGATATGATGGAAATAAGAAATGTAGATTGTCTAAACAGCGGAAACACTAATATGCTAGAATCGCTTCCACCAAATTGCTTTAAGAAAGTTGGCTATACAATGTTGGCAAACTGGAATCTTTTAGTTGTTGCAAATGCATATAACTTCATACCTTATGGAGAAGACGAACCTGATAGAGAAGATATACAATATGTATGGAGATTCACTTCAGGCGCTGAAAACTATGATGTAAATGTAATAGGCAAAGTTGTAAGTAATACAAGGGAACTTAATATTGAAAACATGCAAAGAAGAGATATTGGTACTTATACACTTGAAGTTAAAAATACTTACGGCGTAACATATGCAAAATCATTTGATCTATTTGTAAGAAGACCTGGAGAGGTACGTGAAGTCAAGATGACTGTAGGCGAACAGGAAATACTTACAGGTCAATACACTTGGAACGAAATCTCTAGCGATCACGATGAAAAACACACAATATACGACAACAAATGGCAGTACGATTATGAACTTGAAGAATTTGTAAGAGTGTATCATAGATCATCAACTAATAAATGGTATACAGATAGAGATAATAAATCACATGAATGGTTTGGTAATACACCATCGTAGATAGAATATGGCTAGAATAAATAGATATAAGCAAGACGACTTAAAAAATATTCTTGGAAAAAGAATATTTACTAACTTTGGTTCGCGAGCAACTGATGTTATGGAGATGCACGTATATGGAGCTAAAACTCTTATAGATTCCGAGTATAACGAAAGATATCAGACTCAGGCATATGATAATATACAAACTCCACACATATCTATGGATATTCATAACCAGATTAGAGAGTTTGGTTATACAAAAGGTAGATACACAGTAGTATATAATTTCTTTAGAAATATATTGGGTGAATACGATTACCCAGACGGTTTATTCATATCAGAGATATCTGCAACAAGAACAGAAATACGTGTTAAGACCATATCTCAAGATACCGAATTCCTGCAGATGATAAAGGAGTTTACTAAAAAGCCTAAAGCTCCAAAAAGAATAACAGATGAAAAAGGTAGGAGTACATATGAAAATGATATTCGCGATGATGTAATAAACGGATGTTTAGACGACTTACTACTTAACTTTGGAAATAACAAAACTGCTTTGGTTACCAATTGGACTTGGGACGGTGAGGAAGGCAATGGTATTATATTTAAGCTATATAAACCTCTTGATAAAGAGTTTCAGAAAAATTCTAAGTTCTGGGTTGTTAAAGAAGTAATATCTTCTTTAACGCAAGCTATAAAACTTGTACCTATAGAAGAAAAATCGACTAGCAAATATACGCTACAACCAAACTTTGAATTAAACATACCGCTGAAGGTTGGTGAATCTGGATGGCAAAGTTGGAATGATATTTTAGGTAATAACAAATCAACGAAGCAAAGCTTAATGAATTCGTTTGTATCTAAATCAAATTCTCAAGCTCATGAAAATGTAGACTATACTCATTATAAAAACTTTGTACATTTTAGCTCAGCAGTTGAAAGATTAGAAAACTTTAAGTACAAACTTAATTTATTAGAACAATATTCGTCTTCACTAGCAGTACTTAATGCTATGCCGACTCCTACTACTTATGGTGATACTAATATTTCTGAATATGAAAGAAAAGTAGAAGAAATTAAAAATGGATTTGATGGATATGAAAATTTTATGTACTTTGAATCCTCATCATATATTTCAAGTTCAGTACATGAGATATACCCTAAAACTTGGCCAAAAACAACAAATTCAAAACCTTATGCTAATGCAAAGGTTAATTCAGCTGCAGCAGTAGCGTGGTTTGCATCTCAATCCAATGTAGCACTTGATTGGGACACTGTTAAAAATG